CTGTTCCGATTTTTCTACACTGTTTTTTAGCATTATACAATATAAAATATAAAATATATTATCTAAAATACACATACACTTTGACATTTTGTACACTAGTATTAAAGACCATGTTTTTTTGCGATGTAGGGGGGTACCTATCAAAATTTTATCGATAAGCCATTTGTATAGTGGTGGATTTCATTTGAGGTATTTGACCATCCCTCAATTCAACTACGAAACAGGGGTACTTATCAAACCTCTCTACCGCCTTTGTTTTTTTGATAAGTACCCCCCTCTCTCTCTCTCTAACTACTATATGTATCTATACTTAGTGTATATGCTACTACCGAAATGGCAGGCTTTGAAAGAAAACAAGGTACTGTGCGTTTGTACAGGTGTACAGACCTACCTACTTAGCTACTTATCACGAGCGGTAGGAGAAATTGCAAAGTAGGTATGGTAGAATCAGGCCGTGAAACGCGGTTCTGTACACTACTCGGAAAGGATTGTTGCATGTTTAAGAAGATGTTAATTGTTGTTTTTTACTTTGTGATTTGTGCTAACGCTTGGGGGGAAATTGTAGCACCAGAAAAGACTGATTTAGGTAAGTTAATTCCTATAACAAGTACAGATAATGCAGACATTTTCATTTGGTCAGTACCAGATGGACTAGACTTTATGGCAATTGAGGGTAATAAAAAATTGATTTGTACTGGATTGGAAGGAAGCTACAAGGTACAATTGACGACGATTACAATCGATTGGACAACGAAGCAAATTACACAATCACCACAACAGTCGAAGATGGTGATGATCGGAAAGGGGGCACCACCTGATCCGGTCGACCCTGTAGTTCCTGATCCCGTGCTAACAGGAGTGGCCAAAGAGGTGTATGATTGGAGTAAAACAGTTGCCACACATAGAGATTGTGCTAAGGAATTGAGTGGTAATTATAAAACAATTGCTGCTAAATTTGCTTCAATGACAGTTACAATCGAACAAGCGATGACACAATTGAGAGAGTTGAATAACAAAGTATTAGATACTAGGGAGGAAAAAGATGCTTGGGCTGTCTTTGGCAGTAGGTTAGAAGAGAAATTGAATAGTGTTTGGCCAATGGAGAAGACTTTGTTTGTGTCGTTTTTGAATGAAGTATCTTTAGGGTTAAGTTATGTTAAGTGATTTTTTGGAAAAGGAAGAAAAGATGACTGCTGATAAATTGTCTCGACAACAGAAAAAGGAATTGGGTATTCTTCCGGTGCAAGTGTTGGCACATTTGAAGAATGCTGATGCTGATAAGAATATGAATGCTAAGGAGTTGGCATTCGTATATGCAACATACGCATGTGACAATACAGAGTTTGCTTTGGCATGGGTGGGAGTACAACAGGGCACATATGGAGTTGATTGGGATAGTATTATTGCTTTCCTTGAGAAGATTATGGAATTGCTGTTGAAGTTTTTGCCCTTGTTTATCTAATAATTGGAGTATGAAATGCCAATTTCAGATAAAGAAACATCTGGGGAATATGGTTGGTTAGGGTTTGAGAAAGAAAGGAAAGCAAAAGAACTTAATTATCAACTAGGATTGATGATTGATTTTGCACAATGGTCTGATGTAGAACCCGATGCTAACTTTGTTGAGATTTTTGATTTCCCATTTGATGATGGATTTGCTTTCTGGCCAATTCTCGAAAGAGTTTATGGAAAGCCATTTCCTAACGATCCACAATCTGTGGGCAATTGTGTACCTTATGGATCGTGTTTGGCAAATCTAGATAGGATTGCTACAGAGCTACTTATCGATGGTGATGCTGAAGCTTTCTTCATTCCATTTGTCCCGTTCTCCTATGGAGCGGGGCGGGTGTACGTGGGAAATGTGTCATGGTCTGGCCATGGCTCTGTAGGATCGTGGCAGATCGCGGCAGACATGCGATACGGCCTGTTGCCGTGCGATCTACCGAACATGCCAATCCGGCATGCAGACGATCTACAGGGGTCTGCAAAGACCAATGAATTGTGGATGAATACTAAAGTTATTTTAGATGGGTGGAAGGATGATGCATCTAAATTAACAATAGGAGAAGGTAGTGAGATTGCATCTTTTGAGCAGCTAAAAATTGCTGTTGTTCAAAAGAAGCAACCAGTTACGATAGCAAGTAATTGGGGATTTGTGACTCTTGGAAAAGATGCTAAATATGGTATCGTGACCCATCGTAAGGGTGGAAGTTGGGCACACCAGATGCACATTAGAGCGGTATTTGAAATCAAGGGTCAGTGGTTTGTGTATGTAGGGAATCAGTGGGGTGATGATGCCCATCCCGAAGTTGCAGAAGGATTTGTTAAAGGTGGGTTTGTTATTACTGCTGAACTATTTGATACGTGGGTAAAAGATGCAGAGTGTTATGTACGTGGCTCTATTAATGGGCGAATGTACAAGCCAGATTTTGCTTTTCTCTAAGGGTGTTGGCGTGGAGTGGAGGGGGGCACTAGCTATTCAGTTAGTGTTCCCCCTTTTAAGTAGCACATAAGAAGAAATATTATGCCCCAAGCAGCAAAACCATATAGAAATAGAAAGTGGAATGGTGATTTACAGTGTAGAAAATACCATAAAATGTATGGTAAAACTGCTTGGGTCAATTTAAGAATTAGTTTTTTAAGAGATAATCCTTTATGTATTGAGTGTTTGAATGATGGAATCTACAAAATGGCAAAGATTGTAGATCATATTATTCCGCATAAGGGAGATACAGAGACATTTTTTGATCTAAGAAATCTACAATCTCTTTGTAAAAAACACCATGATAAGAAAACATATTTAGAAATGAAGTGTAATGCACAATGGTAATGGTCAAAGTAAAAAGTCTTGAGAAGGGAAAAATAATATCTTCTATTTCAGGAAATATTATTAATGCATCTTGCAAGAGAAAGACAATAGAGGAACATATAAGAGATGGTACATATAGGGCTAATAAACATGGTCCTAAACCTATTATTCCTCTTTTAGACAAGCCACATTTTTTATTACCGTCTTCAAAAATAGATCGAATTACAAAGAAACATATAAGATCAGTAGCAGATGAGAAAGCAGTAGCAGACGGTTGTAGATTTGATGAGAGATATCCTCAATATTATACCGATTCTTTCCATAAATATCTACGGCATAGTAAAGGTCAATGGGCAAATAAGCCATTTGATTTACTAGATTGGCAAGCAGATGATATCATTTGGCCACTATTTGGGTGGATTAAACCGAATGGGTATCGTAGATATCGTTGGGTGTACGTAGAAATACCTAAGAAGAATGGTAAGAGTACACTTGCATCAGCTCTTGGTATTGCGTTTTTGATTTTCGATGAAGAACCAGGAGCGGAAATTTATAGTTGTGCTGCTGATAAAGAACAGTCTTCGATTGTTCATGGCGAAGCTATTAATATGTTGGAAGCATCAGATACTTTGATGCGAAGAGTGAGCATAAATCGCAGTAACAAAACCGTTTTGTATAAGCACATGAAGTCTTATTACAAAGCGTTGTCCAGAAGTATTGAAGGTAAAGAAGGTTATAATATTCATGCAGCTATTTGCGATGAGTTGCATGTTTGGAAGGGTAGAGATGTATGGGATGCTCTAAGATATGGTTTTATTGCACGCGATCAACCATGCTGTTTTAGTATTACCACTGCTGGAGAAGATATGCAGTCTGTTTGTAGAGAACAGCATGATTACGCGGAGGGTGTAAACAGTGGTTTGATTGTAGATAGTAGCTTTATGGGGGTGATTTATTCCGCTGATGAGACTAAATGGACAGATGAAAATGAGTGGAAGAAAGCTAATCCTTCTCTTGGGCATACAATAAACATCGATGAGTTTAGATCGTCATTCAAACAACTAGCTGTTAAGCCATCAGAAGAACCTAATTTTAAGAGACGTAGGTTAAATATCTGGTGTACTTCTACAAAAGTTTGGATAGATAGTGCTGATTGGATAGCAAATGCTAGGGACATTGATGAAAAGGAATGTTTGGGTGGTAAGTTCTGTTGTATTGGTGCTGACTTGGCCAAAACTAAAGATTGTTCCGCTTTGGTGTTGGCGTTCGATAATTATGATGGAAATGATAATTGGTACATGAAACCTTTTATTTTTTTACCTGAAGAACGGGTAAAAGAATTAAGCCATTTGATTACTGGTATTCAGCAGTGGGTTAAAAGAGGGGATTTAATTTTAACAAGTGGTAACGTATGTGATTATGATTTTATTATTAATCATGTATGTGATTGGATAGAAGATCATGCGGTAAATGTTACCTCATTTGTATTCGACCCATACAACGCGGAACAGTTTTCTAGAGATATATCTGATAAATTAACATGTGAAAGGTTTGCATTTGGGCAAACAATTGGAAATTATGCTGAACCTACTGAGGAATTTGAAAGATTAGTGATCTTGCGTAAGGTCCATCATGGTAATAATCAGATGATGAATTGGCAATTTAGTCATTGTTTAACAGCTACAGATAACGGTGGTAGGTATAAACCTATCCGTTACAAGCAGGGAGATGTACGAACTATTGATAGTTGTGTATCTTCGATTATGGCAATGGCAAAAGCGATAGAGAATAGAGAGTCTTTTTATGATGGTGGTGGGGTTTACGAATAGAAAGGAAGATTAGATGTTGCGGAGCACAACTGGAAATACCTTAATAGATGTATCGTTAGCAATAGATTATAGAATTAAAAATACAGGATTTGATTACTCAAAAAGTTCTAAGATTAATATTGATATCTGTAATCTTTGTGGGTCAAACAGCTTTGAATTGTATTCGCATAGAGATAGATATGGATTACCTGTCAGATCAATGAAATGTAAGGTATGTGGTTTAATTTTTATTACTCCTAGAATGACAGATGATTTCTATGATAATTTTTATAAGAATTGGTATAGAAAACTGATTGCCGCATTTCTAGGAAAAAATGAAGACGATTTAGCTAGAACTAGATCGTTAGATAAAAGTTCTGATGAAATTATGAAGTTTTTGGCAAAGAATATGCCAGACATGCAAATACATAGTATGTTAGATATTGGTGGGTCAACAGGTATTTTTGCTGAAAAGATTTGTAGTACATTGGGTTGTGAGGGTGTGGTTGTTGATCCAAATAGAGGAGAATTGTTAGAGGCTTCAAATAGAGGATTGATAACGTCTTGTTGTCAATTTATGGATTATAAAACTGATAGAAGATTTGATTTAATATCTATGTTAAAGACAATAGAACATCTATCAGATATTAAAAAGGTTTTTCTAAAGTTGAAGAATCTCTTAACACCAGAAGGAGTTTTTTTAATTAGTATTGTTAACCATGACTGGTTAATAAAAATGTTCAAAGATCGGAATATTTGTACTAAAATAGATCATGTATATCAACTTACCGATAACACAATTAATCAGTATTTTAATAGTTTATTTTGGGAATACGATGTTGTTAAGGGTGACACCACTTTTAGAAACATTGTTTATTTGGTAAAACCAAAATGCTAAATGACATATTTGCAATAACAGGTCTAATTCTGTTTTTGTTTGGTGTATATTTCATATACTGGCCATTGTGTTTGATTTTCGGTGGATTACTAATAACATCGTATTGTGTGTTTACGGTATGGATACAAACAAAACAGGATAAAGATAATGACTCTAATTAGTTCTCTATTTACTAGAGGGTTTAGTCAATCTCCTAGTATACCTCTTAGCGAGGCATACGATTTGTTAACACAAGGGGAGACTAGTAAAACTGGAATTAGTGTTACAGGAGATAAGGCATTAGGACTTCCGGCTTTTTGGAAAGGTGTGAATCTAATTTCTAGGGCGGTTGGCAAAACTCCTATTTCAATTAAAGTAAGAAAGGGAGAGACAAAGACTATTGATAGAACTCATCCTGCTTGGTATTTGATTAGAAAGCTACCATCGGGTGAGTATACAGACGTTCCTGTAACTGCTTTTATTTTTAAGCAAACTATTCAGGCTTCTGTATTAATGAATGGTAATGGTTATGCATACATTACTAGAGATAAACTTTCTAGACCTATTGCAATGACTTTACTAGATTCTAATTGTGTAGTGCCTATGCGAGAAAATGGCAAACTACTTTATTTAGTTTCTGTAGCATCTGGTGAGTTGCGTAGAATTAGTCCTATGGATATGCTTCATATTAAAGGACTATCTTATGATGGTATCACTGGATACTCTGTCATAGACATAATGAAGGATTCTTTAGGGCTGAATCTGGCATATCAAATTAGTCAATCGGTGTTTTTCCGTAACGGAATGAAACCCGGTTGGATTATTGAGGTGCCTTGGCGATTTAAGGATGAGGATGCTGTTAAGAAGTTTAGAGATAAGCTTGGTAGAATTCATCAGGGAATTGAAAAGAGTCATATTCCTGCGATTCTAGAAAATGGGGCGAAGGCGACTGTATTAAACATTACTCAAAATGATTCTCAATTTTTACAATCAAGAGAATTTGATTTGAGAATGCTTGCGAATATTTTATTTCTTCCTTCTAGTAAACTTAATGATATTGCTAAGGTTGCATATAATTCTTTGGAACAGGAAAACCAATCTGTTCTAGATGAAGCTTATGAACCATGGTTTGTTTTATGGGAGGAAGAGTTAGAATTTAAGTTATTGTCAGAAGAGGAAAAACTTGCTGATACTCATTCGATATCTTTTGAACGTCGTAAATTAGTTCAAACTCCTTTTCAGCAACGGATTGAAGGGTATAATAAGGGAGTATTGGGTGGATGGTTGGGAAGGGATGAGGTTAGGCAGTGGGAAGATTTGAATCCAATTCCTGATGGGAAAGGAGAAGAATTTTTTGTGCCTGTTAATGTTACTACCATAGATCAATTAACAGATCCGAAAGAAGAGGTAGTAAAGGAAGTTCCCATAATCGAACAGAAGGAGGAAATCCCAATTGAGGATGATAGAATTAATAAAGCGAAAGAAATTACAATATCTCAAATAAGAGAAGCGGCAGTTAGGCTATTTCAACGTAGAATTGCTGCGGCAAGTAAAAGGAAATCTGTAAATCCTAAAAACTTTATGGATTGGATACTAGATGATGTTGTAAATGCTAATAGAAAAGCTTATGTGGAATTATTGGAACCTAAAGTAAAATTGCTTAAGTTATTGCAAAATGGTTCTACAGATACAAATACAGAAAATGTTATTGTAGATTACCTTTTGAATTTAAGAAGGGATTTGAATCAATTAGCCGGGGTGGTTCGTGAAGACTCTCTAGCATCAGAAGTTGATATTTTCATGGTGAAACATGAATCTGAAGTAGGTGTATTTGTTACTACGTTAATTGAAAAGGGATAAATAATGGAAGTTAGAACAATTGATTCTAAGCAGTCTAATGTGCGATTAGAAAAACGTGATGATGGTAAGAGATATGTTAAGGGTTATGCGGCAGTTTTTTATAAAGAAGGAAGAAGCGAAACTGAATATCAGTTGTTTAACGATCTTTATGAGAGGATCATTCCTGGTGCATTTAAGGATGCTGTTAAGGATGACGATGTACGTGCATTGTTAAACCATGATCCTAATCTGTTGTTGGCTCGTACAGGAAATGGATTGACATTGAAGGAAGATGATACGGGATTGTTTTACGAATTTCCAATCGATGAAAATGATCCAGATCATCTTAGGGTTGCGGCAAAATTGGAACGGGGCGATTTGTCTGGTTCGAGTTTTGGATTTGAACCTATTGAAAGAAGGTTTATCGAATTTAGGGATTTCGATGTGGTAGAATTGGCTAAAGTAAGATTGTATGATGTGAGTCCTGCAACCTTTCCCGCGTATGAGGGTACGAGTGTTGGACTACGTTCTGTTGATGGTATTGAGAAGATTAAAGAAGAAAGGGATAAATGGAAGCGTGATAAGCAATTAGATAACGGTACTTTATTGGATGTTGCTAATAGACAAGCAAGGGCTGAAGCCGGTATTTTATAAGCACAATAACCACGACATGGGAGCACAAACTTATGTCCAATCAAGGTGAGATGCACGAAGTAATTCCCTGGTTTATGCGGGGTCAACCAGGAGCGGAATGTCATACCATCGTTGTTGCGGAAATTGGCAATAATCATGATGGGTCTTTAGGCAATTTGTTGCACATGATCGAGTGTGTAGCATTATCTGGTGCTGAAGCTGTTAAGATTCAATTACATGTACCTCATGCAGAATCTTGTATTGATGAGAAATGGCCATCTAGATTTAACTATCATCCACAAGATAGTTGTAGAACAGCTTACTGGTATCGAATGAGCTTTTCTAAACTTGGTCTTAGAGAAATTCAAGATCGTTGTAATTCTCTTAGACTTAAGTTGATTGTGAGTTGTTTTAGTTCTGCTGGTGTCATTTATGCACTTGATTGTTGTCCCGATCTTTGGGCAATTAAAATACCTTCAGGGGAAACAGACAATCGAGAATTGATTGAAAAGATACATAGTACAGGAAGAAGGACTGTATTATCTACAGGAATGTCTGATACGAGAGAAGTTAATACCGGATCTTGTATACTTTTAGCTGAACCAAAAGTAGAAGAACTATATGTACTACAATGTACAACAGAGTATCCAACTCCAATTACTAGAGTTGGTTTGAATGTGGCAGAGGTATACAGTCGAAATCTGTTGTTTAAGGGTGGTTTGTCGGACCATTCAGGAACTATTTTCCCATCTATCGTAGCTGCATATCTCGGTGCATCGATGGTAGAAGTGCATGTATGTTTTAGTAAACATCAATTTGGTGCTGATATTACATCTTCAATTACATTTGAAGAATTAGAACAGTTGGTTAGGGGTGTTGACTGTGCTAATGTAATGCGGTCATATCCTATTAATAAAGACCTTTATAAACCTGAACAAGATGCTATGGTCTATCGACAAGGAAGAAAACAATGAATGTAACAGCGGTTATTGTCGATAGGGCTAATTATGGAAGAATGAAATCTTTGCTTGTAGAAATGCAAGCAGAAGAGAGTATTAATCTTTCTGTAATTTGTTGTGGTTCAACTTTGTTGAAAAGATTTCATCAACCTGTTACTGAGATTGCTAGATCATTTAATGTGACACATAGAATTTACCATGAGGTAGAAGGAGATAAGGGGGTTTGTGTAGTAAATTCAATGGCGTTACTAATGCCTCAATTAGCTGTAGCATTTCAGCAAAATGATCCAGATTTTGTATTAATCATCGGTGATAGGTTTGAAACATTAGCAGTTGCTACAACGGCAGCAATGTTGAAGCTCTGTATTATACATGTTCAGGGTGGAGAGCATTCAGGAAATATAGATAATGTAATTCGACATACAATTACTAAGTTGGCACATTATCATTTACCTGCTACTCACATGGCTTCAGTAGCGTTGCAAAGAATGGGGGAAAATCCATCAACTTTTTTGGGAATAGGTTGTCCATCTGTGGATCTTGTAAAGTATGTGGTAAAAGATTACTCTTTATCAAATACTATATTGTGTGTGTACCATCCTGAAGATTGTGTTGAAAATAGTGAAATTGTGGACTATTTGTTATTCACATTAGAACGATTAAAATTACCTGTTTTAATGATGTGGCCAAATATAGATGAGGGATCGGAAGAGGTTACTAAAACGATTCGTAGATACATAGATAAGAATAATCCTACATGGTTAAATATGTTAGTAAATGTACCCCCTGTTGGTTATGATAACATATTGGCTAGTGTAAAAGGTTGTGTTGGAAACTCATCATCGTTTGTAAGAGATTCTTCTTTCTTCGGGACACCATGTGTGGTTATTGGTGATAGGCAAGTTGGTAGAATAAAAACAGAAAATGTTTTAAGAGTGTGTGGTTGTGATTTGGATACTTTGTTTGACAAAATGAATTACCATTTTGAAAAACGATTTCAAGCTTCAGAATTCTATGGTGTTGATGGTGTAGCTAAAAGATTTGTTGAAAAATTGAAGGGTGTTAAATTTCATCAATTAAAGAGGAACAATTTATGTCTTCTTTAGGAATAGTTCCAATTAGATACAAATCAACTAGATTACACAATAAAACATTTAGGATGATTGGAGGAAAGCTTTTAATTGATTGGACTATTGAAGCAATTTCTAATAGCCAATTAGATGATTTCATTGTTTTGTCAGCTTGTAAGGTTGTTAAACGATACTGTGACGATAATCATATAAAGGTGATTTGTAGACCAATTGGATTAGAGTCTGATACTGCTCCAGTTATAGACTCAATTAAATGGTTGAACGATAATCCTATTTATGGTGCTTTTGAAATTCAGATGTTGTTACAAGTTACTAATCCAACTAGAACATCAGAAGATATTGATAAATGCTTAGATTTAATGAATATCGAAACTGTCAATTCTATTTGTAGTGTAGTAGATGTTGGTGAGTTTCACCCAAATAGAATGTTTCAACCATTGTTAGGAAATGGTTTGAAACCTTTAGTTGAATCTTGTCAATGGATGAGAACCCAAAGACTTCCAAAATTGTTTTTAAGAGATGGTTCTATTTATTGTTGGAAAATGAAAGCGTTTAGAAAACAAAGAAGTTATGACCTATTACCTGACAGGATAATGAGTTACGAGGTTGAACGAGAGAGAAGTATTCGGATCGATACCATGCATGATTTGGGTCTTGCAGAAAAATACTTGACAAGCCTAACAAAACCTGTATAGTTACTCGAAATTCGTGTTTTACGGCTGACCGTCAAACGTAGGCAACCTGTCCCCCTGGTGCCTACGTTTTTTTGTAGGCAAATTTACAGAATTGGAGTTTGAAATGCCCGTAAGTCTGATTGAAGCAAAACGATTGCGAGAAGAGCGTGGTCCGCTTGTTCGTGAAATGCAAACTATTATCACGAAAGCGGCCGAAGAGAAGCGTTCGATGTCCGCTGAAGAGAAAGTGAAGTGGGAAAGTCTTGATACTGGGCAACGCGGTAAATTGGAAATGGCAGAACAGATTGAGCATCTGTATGATGTTTCCGATGTTCGTGACTTGCAACGTGAATTGAATGATCGCAATGACGACGATGCAAAACGTAAGGGAGCAATTACGACTACCGATGTCCGTAATGCTTGGCGTGCATTCGGTCTTGCTGGTTCTCATGTTAATATTCCAGATGATTGGATTCGTTCCGCTAAGAAGTGTGGATTTGATCCTAGTCAGAAGAATGTCAATATGCAGCTGTATGAGACTGCTCCTACTGACTTGCATGATTTGCGTAGTAAGACAGAACAGGTTTTGAATTATCAGCAACGTGCTACTACATTCCAAACTATTACCACAACTGCTGGTGGTAATGTTATTCAGAATGAAGTAATGCAAGAGTTGGAAATTGCATTGCTTGCTTATGGTGGTATGCGACAAGCTGCTAGGGTAATTCGTACCAATACTGGTGCTACTCTTCCTTGGCCGACAATGGATGATAGCACAAATAAGTCTGAAATTTTGGCTATCAATACCGCTGCTGATATTAATGCTTTGGTATTTGGTCAAACGACTTTTGCTGCTTATAAGTACACTACCAAACGTGTTATGGTCCCCATTGAATTGATGCAAGACAATGCTATCAATCTTCCGCAAGTGATTGGTAATGCTTTGGGCGTGCGTGCTGCACGAGGCACGAACTATCATTTCACAACGGGTACAGGATCTAGCGAACCGTTTGGTGTTGTTACCGATGCTGTTTCTGGTTCCACTGGATCGGATGTGAATGTTGTAACGTACAATGAGTTGGTAAACTTGCAACATTCGATTGACCCTGGTTATCGTTTTGATCCCTCGTGCCGATGGATGTTTACGAATACCACGTTGGGTCGTTTGAAGCGATTGGTTGACACGTATGGTCAACCCATGTGGCAACCCGGCTTGCAGGTGCGTGAGCCTGACATGCTCTTGGGGAGTCCTTACACGCTGAATCAGGACATGGCTTCGATTGCCACGTCTACAACGGGCACCGGAGCGGCTAAAGCCATTCTGTATGGTGCTTTCAATCGTTACATCATTCGAGATGTGCGTGATATTATCTTTTTGCGATTGGATGAACGGTATGCTGAATATGGAATGACAGCATTTCTCGCTTTCCATCGACATGATGGTAAGACTATTCAAGCATCTACTGTGAACGCTCCAATTAAGTATTTCATTACTAAATCCACTTAAGCGTTCTATCCTATTGTGCTCCCATGTGGTGGGGGATATGGTTTGCCCTGTCCCCTACCATGTGGTTTAGCACATTGTTTTTAGTATCTAGTTAGAAAGAGCACACAATGGAAAAAAAGATTGCAATTGTAGGGAAAGCTGCTAATAGTCAAATGTTAGCACCATTCGAGGATTTATCATGGCAGATTTGGGGTTTATCAAATGCTTATAATGATATTCCCCGATGGGATGTTTGGTTTGAGTTGCACGATTGGGAATATCATCGAAGGGTCAATTTAGAACATTACCATTGGCTAATGACAGATCATGGTAAACCCATTTATGCATTTGAAGATAACTATAACGATGCTCCATGTGCAAAAAAATTCCCTATAGATGATTTGAAGGGAATGTTTGGTAGTTTCTTCAATGGGAGTCCAATTTTCAAATATTGGACGAACTCACCATCATATATGATGGGTCTGGCAATGTTGCAGGGTGCAACACATATCGGTGTTTGGGGTGTCGATATGGCAATGAATGATGAGTATGCCTTTCAAAGACCCTCTTGCGAATTGATGATTGGTGCTTGTCTTGCTAAGGGAATTAATATAACAATTCCTCCTGAATCTTCTCTATGTAAATCTCATAGGCTTTATGGTTATGAAACACATAGTGATGATGGGTATGTGGAAGTTCGCACTAGGGAAGCTACATTAAAGCAGAAGCAAGCTGGTGCAAATCAAGAGGCGATGAAGGCTTCTTATCTAAAGAATATGTTTGAAGGTGCATTGCAAGAGATTGAGGTTTATAAAAGATCAAATGGAGAATATAAACCAGAGGAGAGGGAGCAAATTTTACAAACTAATTTACAACAACAAGCTTTGGTTTTTGCAGAAATGGAAAAACAGAAGTTTATGTTTCAAGGTGCGTTAGAGGATTTGTCTTGGGTTAAAACGGTTTTTCTTACTTAACGATTGGAGCACAGAATGCCTTGGGTTAAATTTAAGGTTTGGTGGCAAGATGGAAAGTATATTTACAATCCTGGGAAAGTGGTAGAGGTAGATAGTAGATTTGCCAAGAGATATATCGAATCAGGAAAAGCAGAAGAGTGTAATGCTCCAAAGTGGGCATTGGCAGAAGATGTAAAGAAGAAAAAGAAAATTCCTAGTTCTAGGCAACGAATTAAACTTGTTTCTTCTACACTAAAGCATTCTAATTCATATAGTGATATTGCTAGTGAAGTAATGAACGAGGATTAACTATATGCAAATTATAATGTTAGATTCTATTGTAATGGCTAATGGGGTGTTGCGGTGCGGTGCAATTTATGATTTGTCTGAGGCAAGAGCATTGAAAATGATTAGTAAAGGTTTGGCAAAAACGATTGATAGTCCAAATGTCGAAAGACCAACTGTCAAACGTAGAATTGTTACATCTTTACCGCATGGTGATAAGGGTTAGTTGAACATGACAACACTAGTAGCATTCACTAAACATGTATCTTATTCTACTGCTATAACAGATGCGGTTTTGTTTCCAACAAGTGACTTTAAGAAACAATTAAACTTACCATCTACTGGTACTGATGATGATATATGGTTGGCTAGTGCTGCTAGTGTTGCTCGTTCATTGATAGAAAGGTCCATCCCTGGTGGGTTTGCTGTTAGACTTCAAACGAAGTCTTTACATCTGAATAAGTTTCCTAGTTCCGAATATGGTGAAATTGAGTTACCATTTCCACCTTATAATAGTATTTCATCTATAACATACTATGATGAAACGAATAGTTCTACTACTTTAGCATCAAGTGATTATAGAGCAATAGATCCCGGTAATGGAAATAGAGCTAGATTGTTTCCGTTAATTGATGATGTGTGGCCTGCTACTAGACTTAGGGAAGATGCTGTAAAGATAGAATTCACTTGTGGTTCCACATGTTCTACCGATCTTCCTCCAACTATTAAGTTTGCAGCTAATCTATTAGTATCTCATTGGTATGAGAATAGGAGCGCATTGTTAGTTGGGGTGGTGAGTAAAGAAATGGAATTAGGTTTACAATCATTATTAGCAGCAAATGGGTATGGATTTTATGGTTGAAAAAAACAATGAGATTGTCAGAGTTTTGGGAATTCCTATTGATAAATTAATTAATATTATTCAAACTCTTGGAATTCCTACTTTATTTATGTGTTTTATTTTATATCTTGTATGGTGTTATGTTCCTCCTGTAGTTAATGCTCATGTTCGATTGTTGGAAAGAACTGGAGACACATTAGAAAAGATGGATATAACTTTACAACAATCTAATGTGATTCTTAAAAGTGTATCAGATGTAGAACAAGAGACTAAGATATTTATGGGAGAAGCTAGAGACTCCCATACTAAAGCTCAATTGAGTTTAGACAAAATAGAGTCGAGTGTTAATCATGTCAATCCTTAAGTTGACTCCTGGTAAATGTAGACATCTTCTTACTATTAAATATAATAGTAAGGCTTCTACAGATTTAGATTCATTGGGTAGAGAAACAATTACCGAAGCTACCCTTGCTACAATTAAAGCTGAATTTAGAAAACTTGCCGGTGATGAAAGGATTGTAGCAAATCAGGAGTTTGGATTTGCTACCCATGAGTTGATGACTTGGTATGTACCTGGTGTTACTAATTCTATGTGGGTAACGGACATTAATAGGGTAACGGACATTAATAGTAAGAGATATAATATAGTTGACATAACAAATATCGATGAAAAGGATCATCAACTTTATATGATACTTGCTAGTGAATCTTCATAATGGGTATTACTCTTAATATAATTAATCTGCAACGGTTAAAATATAAATTGAAGAATATGGCTTCAATTAAAGATCGTAGAGAGGTGATTAGAAAAGCTGCTAGAGAATCTGCTAGACCCTTACTTTCTGCTGTGAAAAGCACTACTGCATTTCAAAATAGAACAGGATTATTGAGAAGTAGTATTAAGCTTAGAGCGTCTAAGAAAAGTAGAGTTCGTGTTGGTGTTAATGTAATTGTTAGGTCAATTGATTGGAAGAAAGCATTAGCTAAGGGCTTGGTTAGGGGTAAACGTCGAAAGAAGAAAATTCCTAAAACTTATAAATTATTTTATGGTTCATTTGTAGAGATGGGAACTTCTAGAATTCGTGCTAGAAATTTTATGAAGAAACCTGCCAAGGCAATGAGGAAGAGTGTACAAGCTGATATGATGAAACGGGTTTTCCAATTAATTAAAGATTTGGCAAAATGATAGAAGAATCTTTAGTAACTTTTTTTAAGTCTACAGTTTATGCTGCTAAGGATATTGCTCCATTGATTGAAGGTAGAGTTCATGTTGGGAAAGTACCTAAAAATCAATCGAATAAATTTCCTCGTATTTTTTTGAAAAGATCGAATAAAGAATCAGAATGTGATATGGATGGGACAAAGAATAATTTTATCACAGATACATTCGATTTAGAAATAATTAGTAATTCTTCATCTGATATTATGAAGTTAACAGATGAGCTATGGAAGGACGTACATTGTCATTTTGGAAGTATCTCTTCTTCGCAAACAGTTAAGGGTATTCTTTTAGAATCACAAGACGATAATTATGAACCTAAAGGAACAGGTGGTGATATCGGATTGGATATAGCTTCTTTCTCAATGAGAGTTTTCTACTCTTCTACTTAAGGATCAAATAAATGTCGAATAAGTATGTAGGTATTGGATTTACTTTGAAGATTAATTCTACAACTGTAGCAGGCATTCGTGGAATGTCTCATTCGGAAGCTGCTTGCACTCCTGTAGATATTACAGTATGGGATGATCTTTCTACTTCAGATCATTACATGCGAAAGGCCGGTGGGATGGTTGATCCCGGTTTCCTAACATTGAATCTTGCTTATGATCCTGCTGATGCAGTACATAAGACTTTAGCAACAATGTTAGCTTCTGGATCTACAGGAACTTTTGTTGTTATTTATCCTACAACAACTATTTTGGAAACATTTGCAGGGTTTGTGGGGGCTATTGGCAGAGAGATGCCTTTTGGCGAGTTGGTAACTGCAACTGTACGAATTGATAAATCTGGTGTTGCTGGTTTTAGCACTTAAGGAGATTTCTATGTTACGGTTAGGTTTGTTCGTGGCTTTGTTTCTAATCCCGTCCCTGGTTAGCGGAGCGGCACCGTCCGGCATTTGGTTGCCAAGGGTGGCCACTACCAAGGTAGTGACCAAAACGGTTGTTAGGGAGGCAGCTAGAGGGGTCTGTGGGGAGAAGGGTTGTTCCCAAAAAATTGAGGTAGTTAAGAGGTTGTTTAAGCGTTCTCCATTTCGTCGATAAAGAAAGAGTAAGCACAATGTCTATTGATTCTAAAGATTTGACTATTGCCGATGTTTTTGGGGTAGAAGATAAACTATCAGAAAGTTTAGATATCCCAGAATGGGGTGGTAGAATTTACGTAAGAGTTATGTCTGCTAAAGAACGATCAGAAATTGAAGATTTATATCTTAAAATATCTGATGCTAAAAAGGAAACTGGAAAATTTAGAAAAGAGTTGATTCGACGAACTTGGGTAGATAAATCTGGAAATCTAATGATAACAGATGATGCTGTTGCTACTCACATGATGAATAAAAGTGCGTTGATTATTGAAAGGATTTTCGAGAAAGCTTGTGAGGTAAATGGATTTAGACAAAAGGATGTTGAAGTTCTTAAAAAAAAATAAAGAGAAGTCCAACACTTCAGACTATTTTTAAGCTTGCTTTACATCTAGGATATTCTAAACCTTTCAAATTACTAAAAGAACTATCCAGTCAAGATATAGCATGGTGGCAAGCTTATGATAGTTTATATCCATTTGGTCAATTCCATTCTGATTTTCTTTTAGCTCAATTAACTTCTATCAACTATAATATGTGGAAATCTAAAGAATCTCCACCAGTATCAGCAGAAGAGTTTTTAGGTATTTCTGAACCTTTGACACCAGAATACGTAACAGCAACTCTTAATTCGTTTAGACATGGAACTTAATAATGGCGTTGATTGAAAATCTTGTAGTTGCTTTAGGTATTCAGACTTCTGGATTTTCATCTGGATTAAGGAGAGCGCAAGGGGATCTTTCTGGATTTGGTAAAATTTCTAGTGCTGTATCAGTTGGATTAATGGGATTTGCTAAAGGATTAATGGCCCCTCTTATTGGTTTGCTTGCTATTAAATCTGTTATTGATAATCTTAAAGAATCGATGGATAGATTATTTAGTCAAGCAATGTCTGCCGCTAAACTAGGATCTTCGATGGAGACTTTTACAGGTCTTGCATATGCTGTGCAATCTGTTGGAATTGAAACAGAGAAATTTGATACTGCCATACAGAAGATGCTAGTAACTCTTTCTAATGCGGCAGAGGGTGGAGAAAAGGAAATAGGAGTATTGAAGAGATTAGGTATCTCCGCCAATAGCATAGTAAAAGCTTCATTTGGTGATAAGATTAATATGCTAATAGTCGGATTTGATAAAATAAAAAATTCGGCTGAAAGAATGGATTTAGCTAGAAATATATTCGGTCGTGGTGGTGCTGGTATGATTAATTTAATTAGAGAAGGAAAGGTTGGTTTAGATGCTTTAATAAATAGAGCAAAATTTTTGGGGGTTGTAATTAGTGATATTAGTATGGGAAAGGTACTTGGATTAAGAAAAGCTTGGTTTGATGTTGGTCAGTCTATTAAGGGGGTGTATAATGATCTTCTAATTGGACTTTCTGGCCCTTTAGAAGTTACGTTTACTTTAATTAGTAATTTAATTGCTGAAACTAGAGTAGGTATCAAAGCTATTTCTGGAGATTTATTTGGTAATTTTGATCTTGCAATATCTTCTTTTGCGATCATATACAGCGGTGTAATGCTTTTAGTTGATGCTTTCAAAGTTCTAATGTATACAACAGCATCTTGGGCTTCTTTATTATATGCATCTGGTGCATTTTTTACTGGAGGAGATGTAGACTTATGGATGGAACAAGCAGATAAAAATAATAGACTTATGCTTGAAGCTCTTAGTAATGTAGGTGGTGCTCTTCTCGGTGATAGATATGATGAATTTAAGAAGAAAGTTGAAGCACTAAAAAATAAAAACTTGGGTGGTGATGAGGGATTAGAGGGTGATTTCATAGGTGGTGGTTCAGAGAGAGTAAGACCCGGAGCATATTTAAGAGGATCAAGAGAAGCTGCCGAAGCTGCGGCTAAAGCTAGTGGGGTTGATGCTGCTGGTGCAAGAGATGTTGAAAAGTTAAAGAAATTGGCCAATATAGATGCTTCTGGTGCTCGACTCGAAATGAGCGTAGGAAAGATAGCCGGTATTTTAGGTTTAGATGCAGGAATAGTATAATGACTATGCGAACAGTACAAAGTAGAATTAGAGACTATGACTATAAGAATCGTCAGAAGTCTTTTTTTAATATACAAGATACTAACCCTAAACTGTGGTTATCTGCGGATAGAGGTGTTGGCACATCGGGGTCAAGGACATTTGATGGTGTCGATCAGAAGTTTTATATGGCCGCGATGCCGCAATACGGGACAAATGATTTTACGATAGAATGTTTTTTTAAGCCCGTAGACTTTTCTGCATCAAAATACATTATTGGGACTGGTGGACATAGCGCACCGACGCCCGGTGTTTGTTTTTACACTTTAGTAACTGCGGGGGATTTGGTATGTGGGGTTAGTGATGGGACAACGAGAGTGGCATTAACTGGGGGGTTGTCTATGTCACTAGCTAAATGGTCACATATCGTATTAGTGGTTGTTCGTGCAACATCGACTGCATTGTTATACGTAAACGGGTTAGTTTCGGCTGGAATAATTAATAATTTAGCAACACTAGCGGGTAGCTTTACGCCAACAACCGATGTTCAGCGTGCAATCGGATCTTATAATGGTTCAAAATCAACTGGAAATTGCTGGTTGGGTGGTATATCTCGTGTTCGCATTGCTGTTGGATATGCTTATACTGCTGATGATGTTTTAGAGACATATAATCGGGGTAATGGAAAGTATTATGCTGAATTAAGTGCCGGACTTGCGAATAAGATAACGTATGCATGGAATTTGAATGAGGCGGGAAACACTAATGCAAATGATGCAACAGTCAATGCGAATGATTGTGCACAAGTAGGAACTGACACAAACATCATTGCCGGTGCCGGCCCGCGTGAATCTACAACCATCGATACGATCGGATCATTCCATGGTGTGTTGACTGGTATGGATACGGTTAATGCATGGTCGACTGATGTACCGAATGTACCAAGTTGTGCGGGTGGTTATTCGCTTTATTTCGATGGTGTAGATGATTTTGTTGTAACGAAAACCGCCGATGCAACTGTGCAAGGGGTGGAGTTCACATGGTCTGCATGGGTCAAGCCAACAACAATTCAGAACGGTATGAACTTTATCTCTGTCAATAGTTGGGATAGAGTTCTAAACCATATATGGGATACTAGGTTAATAGCCGGAAGAGTTGGGGCTGTTACCACGGCTGCACAAGCAATCTCTATTGAAGCATTAGCCGACAACGTGTGGTCACATTTGGCATGGCGATATTCAAATGCTGGTACAGTGGGGACAGCTCGAAAGTGTCATTTATTTATTAACGGAATAGAATGTACCTACGGAACGAATACTGCATCGGTTGGAACGGAAACGGTACCCATCGGTCCTATCCGGTTTGGATGGCGTGATGGTTCGACAATGAAC